AGTCCAAGAATTAGCGGCGGCGGTTGATACCAACTCCGCAAGTGAAGGGGCTGACTATTCATACGTCAATCCAGCGGCAACAACACGCCTTGGAAACCACCACCAAATCGCTGTTTCAGCAGCGTCCGTATCTAATACATTAGATGTTGTGGACAAAGCTGGGCGCGATAAGGAAACTGCGTACGTCAAGGTACTCAAAGGTATCGAGCAACGTCGAGACATTGAGAAATCATTGTTCAAAAACGAAGCTCGTTCAGGGTCAGAACCACGTAAAACTGCAAAGTTAATTACATGGATTACTAACGGTGATAAGCCGTCTGACATGGCGTTTGCTACTGGTGACGGTAGTGATGCGGCTGATCTAACTGGTACTGCTGCTGCCCTTACTTTGGCAAAAATAGACGCTGCAATGTTAGCTGCGTATAACGACGGTGGCTCACCAAATATGCTTTTGATGTCACCAACTAACAAGCAGAACTTCTCAGGTCTGTCTTCTGGTTCAGTAGCAACTAACCAGATTACTTACACAGCACCACGAGAGGCGGCGATTGTTGGCTCCGTTTCGCTTTATCTAAGTGATTTCGGAGAATTAGCAGTGACGGTTGATAGGCAATGCCCAAATTCTGAAATGTATCTGATCGACACAGATTACGTATGTATCGGGTCACTACCCGGTCGTATGTTTAGCGTATCTGATGTTGCCGCGACAGGTGACGCAACCAAGTTCGCTATCGTGTCAGAATACACTTTGATTGTTAAAGCACCTAAAGCACACGCTGCGGTGATCGGTCTAAACGGCTCATAAGCCGACATTACAAACTAACTAATAGGGGTGGCTTCGGCTGCCCCTTTTTGCATTGAGGTAGACATGAAGAAGCTATTAAACGCTGATCCAATTACAGGCAAGAAAACTTACTTTCACGGTGAAACTGATGGCAACTATGTGTCAACAGAACAGCCAGTGGACAACATCAAAGACGCTGCCAAAGAAGAAGCAAATGAATGGCGCTATGGTGATTTAATGGGCAACACCCAGAAGCACAAACAGAAGGTCGGGGAAATCCCGGCTGTGATTTATTATGACTTACTCAAGAAGTTTGGACAGCCAAGGGAAAACCCTAAGGCATGGCTAAAGTGGCTTGAGGAAAACAAAAGTTTCAAAGCAACAGGTGGTAAACTGGTCTAATGGCTATTTCGACTTATTCTGAGTTACAAACGTCCATCGCTAACTTTTTGGCGCGTGATGATTTAACCTCAGTCATACCCGACTTTATACAACTCGCCGAAGCAAGAATGTCGCGTGAGCTTGATACACGTTCACAGGAAAAACGTGCGATTGCTCCTACTGTTGCTGGCGATGAGTTTATCAGCTTACCAACTGATTTACGCAAAATACGTTTGGTAAAGCTAAACACTGATCCTATTGACGTTTTAGAGTACGCTGCACCACAGGAATACTACGAAACATACGCTTCGTCTGGCGGTGGTCGCCCAAAGATTTACACGGTGATTGGCACAGAGATAGCCTTACGACCTATTCCTGACAGCGTGTTAAATGTTGAGATACTTTATTCAGAAGACGTTTCGGCTTTGTCTGCGAGTAACGCAAGTAACACGGTTCTTAGCCGACACCCTGACACCTACCTTTTTGGCTCATTATCTGCTGCCCATATGTATTTAATGGATGAACAACGAGCTACCCAATACGACGCGATATTCAGCAGGGCTATGGATGAGATCAAAAGGGATAACGAAAAGGCTTTCTTTGGAAGTCCTTTAGCAATGAAAACAGATTACTCAGGAGTATAACTTATGTCTGCAATGAGCGACTATTTAGAATTAGAAATCCTAGATCACATTCTAGGTACTGGTGCATACACAATGCCAAGCAATGTCTATGTGGGTTTGTCCACTGGTTCTTTCGGCGATGATAACTCAGGCACAGAGCTTTCGGGCAGTGGCTACACAAGAAAAGTTGCAGCGTTTAGCGCAGCGTCAGGTGGTACAACGTCTAACTCTGGTGCGATAGAGTTTCCAGCGGCAACTGGATCGTGGGGATCGGTTTCGCATTTTGGTATTTTTGATGCGTCATCATCGGGTAATTTACTTATTCACGGTGCATTTAGTGCCGCCAAAACGATAGCTTCTGGCGATATTTTACGCATTGCGGCTGGGGATTTAGACGTAACAGCGGCATAATCTTATGCCTGATATTATTGGCGCAAATCTTGAAGAACTCGACAATTGGGGTTCAATGGATGCGCTGGACTCGTTTGGTACACTTGAACAGCTAGACAATCTAAACTTACTAGAGCCAAGCGCGGCTGTATCTCTTGCGGTTACGCAAAGCACAGCAGCAATACGTGTGCAAAATGTATCTGCAAGTGTAACTGGTGCAACTTCGGTTGCTTCATCTGCTCAATTTACCGTGTCTATGGCGGCAAGCGTTAGTATTGCCGTTACGGAAAGCACGAGTGCTATTAGAGTACAATCTGTTGCTGCAAGCGAAAGTCTAGCAGTTACCGCTACGGCAAGCGCTGAGATTGTTAAAAACGCTGCCAGTGCAGTCGATTTAGCGGTTACTCAGTCAACCAGTGCCATACTCATTGCAAGCGGTGCGGCAACGCCAAGTTTAGCAGTTACGGCCACTTTGGATGCGGTTCGTATACAAAATGCTGCTGCAAGTGTAACTGGCGCAACTTCGGTTGCTGCTTCATGCGTAATTGTTGTTAATGTGGCGGCTAGTGTATCGGTTGCTGTTACGGTAACTGGTGCGGCTGCGATAATAGAAAACGCAAGTGCAAGCGAAAGCATAGCGGTTACAGCTACGGCAACGCCTACGGTTGTATTTAGTATTGCTTCTGCTGTTGATCTAGCGGTTACGGCGACAGGTAATGCAGTTTACACAGCGGCAATGGCTGGTACTCCAAGTATAGCAATAACAGGCATAGCGACAGGCAAAGTACCGGGCGAGGATTGGATAGATACTACACCTGGCAACGAAGTTTGGACGGATACAACGCCATCCGCAATAATACCATTTGTGGAGCAATCTATTGCAACCACACCTAATGTTTGGAAATCACAATGATACCTTTTGGCGAATGGCTACCAGATCAATCTGATCTGCAAAACCCCGGTTCTACTGTTGCTAAGAATGTATTACCAGCGGCGCGTGGTTATAGACCTTTTGCAAGTCTAACAGAAGTTTCTGGTGCGGCAACGGCAAGACTGCGTGGCATTTACGCGACAAAGCTTAACGACGGCACAGTGCTTACCTTTGCTGGCGATGACGATGACTTGTACAAGCTAAATACAACTAACTTTACGTTGGGTAGTACCAACTCAGGTTATGCCATGACAGGTGATGCGTATTGGCGTTTTGTCAGGTTTGGCGATGAGGTGATTGCTGGCGGTTCTGACAGTGACACCTTGCAAGGTTTTACGGTTGGCACAGATTCAGCATTTGCAACGGTAACTGGTGCGCCAGCGGCTAGAGAGTTAGCTGTTGTTCGTGATTTTGTTGTCACAGGCAATGTTACTTATACTACTGGCGGTAGTAGCAATACGCATCGTTCTCGTGTGCGTTGGTCTGCGATTAATGACGCGACTAGCTGGACGATTGGTACAAATCAAGCTGACTTTCAGGACATACCTGATGCTGGACAAATAACTGGCTTGGTTGGCGGTGAGTTTGGCGTTGTTTTATTAGAGAAAGCGATTGCTAGGATGCAATACGTTGGCTCTCCGTTAATATTCACTTTTGAGAAAGTGGAGACAGGTCATGGATGTAACTACCCTAGCAGCGTTGCATCACTTGGGCCAACACAAGTCTTCTATCTCGCTGATGATGGGTTTTTCATGTTTGACGGACAGAAAAGCATACCTATCGGCGCTGAGAAAGTAGATCAGTTTTTCTTTGACGATTTAGACTTTGACAACTCTGACAGAATAAGCTGCACGATAGACCCGGAAAACCAGTGTGTCATGTGGGGCTATCCTTCGGTAAGCGGTACTGGCGATCCAGATCGAATTATTGTGTACAACTACGCTGTTCAGAAGTGGTCAATCGCAGAGCTTGATCACGAATTATTATCGTCTTCGTTAACGCCAACATTCTCGCTTGAGGCGTTGGATAGCATAAGCAGCACATTAGAAGGTTTAACAACTTCACTAGACAGCCGATTTTACTCTGGTGGGTTTTTTCAACTTTCTGCTGGCAAAGACAAAAAGATACATACGATCACTGGTGCGCCTCTTTCTGCTGTTTTGGAAACAACTGAATTTGAACCAGCAAATATGCGGCAATCACTTGTTCGCAGTGTTACGCCTTACGTCACAACCAAGGGTTCAACAGCGCCAACTGTAACATCACAGCTTGCCTCACGTTCACGGCAAATAGACGGTTTTACTTATGGTAGTGCGGTGACGCTTACGAGTGACAACACTTGTCCAATCAGGGGCAGTGGTCGGTATCATCGGGTTCGTGTGAGCGTCACTGGCGATTGGCGATATGCACTAGGAGTGGATATAGACGCAAGCGCCATGGGTCAAAGATGACAGACTTTAACTATGTTAAACTGCCAGCTTCGGGCGCTGACCCAAGGCAAACGGCACAGGTCGTCAACTTATTGGTGGACGGCAAGTTTAACGCTGCTGGCACAGTAACGCTTACGGCAAGCGCTGCATCTACGGCGATTACAGATTATCGCGCTGGGCAAGACAGCGTTATACTATTTACGCCGACAACGGCAAATGCTGCTGCTGAACAGGGCAACGGCACAATGTTCTTATCTGCACGAGCAAAGCAGGGTTTTACGATTACTCACGCTAATAACTCACAGTCAGACAGAACTTTTCTCTATATTGTAATCGGATGAAATTCACAGCTATTCACCCAAAATTGCTACCTGAAGTATGGGCGCACATTTCACCTATTCTTAATAAGGCAGTCAGTCTTAACCCAGAGATCATAGACATTAGTGATGTTTATGTTGGTGCTTTGGCTGGTGCTTATGTGATTTGGGTAGCTGTTGACGAAGAGTCAGGTGAATTTGTTGGTACGGTTACAACACGAATAATTACTTACCCTCAGGCAAACGCATTAGCGATGGATTTCTTGGGCGGCACTCGAATGAAGGAATGGCTTCATTTGGCGCAAGAAGCTGTTGAGGAACACGCAAAGCGCAATGATTGCACACAACTAGAAGCTTACGGCAGACGAGCGTGGTCAAGGTATCTTGAACCGTTGGGATGGGGTCAGGCTTACATAACTTATAAAAAGGAACTTTAGAATGGGCAAAGGCAGTAATTCAACAGTCACCAATGTTCAATCATTACCGCCAGCAGTACAATCTGCATTAAACACGGCTTATACAGATTTTAATCCGTTTGATAAAGCATTTGACGCTGTTGGTGCGTTTAACCCTACTGCACAGCTCACAGGTACGGCTGGTCTGTCTGGCGGTGAAACGTCGGCAATAAATGCAGCAAATAATATGTTAGCCAATCGACCAGCTTTCTTAGGCACAGCACAGCAAAA